TGCATTAGATGGTTGATCTAGTGCAAACCCAATCGAATCAATGACTTAGCGCGTGCTGTCGTGCTGCGCTTCCCTTTGCCGTGCCCGATGTACCCCCTGGCGTCGATTCCAGAGCCTTTCAAAAAAGCCGGTAAAGATCCCGGCGTTGTTGTTGTTGTTCGACCTTCTCGGTGGGAGTCCTTCCGCCGAAACACAGACCCCCCTGGGGTCCCCCCTAGGTCCCTCAAGTGACCCGCCCCCATTTTCCTAACGACTCCCCCGGTGCCCCTGGGTGCCCCTGGAGTTGTACAAGTCCACGCCTATGAAACACGTCGTCAAGTACCAAGCTCATCCCTGGGGCCGCGAGGTCTGGTTCACGCAGAACGACAAGGCCCTCGAGAAGCTTGGCGACCAGTTCGACCTAGACCTCGAGCGCGATACCTGCAACGGCCTCTGCTGGGGCACCGCAGGAAACATAGTGGTCATCTGGGTTCGCCCGGGTGCCTCGGTCGGTGTGCTAGCCCATGAATGCACCCATGCGGCTCTGGACATCCTCAAGTACTGCGGGATCAACGCACACGACGCTGACGGTGAGCCTATGTGCTACACGATCCAGCGCATGGTCGACACCTTCTCCCCGCATCTCCTCCCCCCTCAGTCCTCCTAAGCTCCCCGTGTGGGGATGCCCCCATACATGGCACTCGAAACTGGCACTTACATCAGCGACCTGGTCCCTGCGAATCCCGTAGGCTCTGACCCGCTCGCATTCGCGGACGATCACCTCCGTCTCATCAAATCCACCCTCAAGGCAACCTTCCCGAACATCAACGGGCCCGTAACGGTGACCCCGGAGAAGTTGAACAATGGTACCCCGGTCGGTCTGATCTGCATGTGGTCTGGTGCATCGATCCCGGCTGGCTGGACGCTGTGTAATGGCGTCGCGGTGCCGAAGTCGGATGGTTCCGGCAACATCACCCCTCCGGACCTCAGGGACCGCTTCATCGTCGGCTCTGGCCTCTCGTATGCCAACGGCAACATCGGTGGTGCGGCAGTGATCCAACTGTCGGTGGCCCAGCTTCCCCCGCACGCCCACCCGGCGTCCTCGGATGCCCAGGGTGCCCACGCTCACGGTGGTTCGACTACCGGCGTAGGTGACCACCAGCACTCGCTGCCGAACCTCGGCTCGGTACAGGCTGGTTCGGATAACGGTGGTGCCAACGTGCCGGTCTCGACTGGCTTTGGCTCTGGCCGCTTCCTGTCTCCCACGGATCCAGCTGGCGGTCACGCCCACGGTATCTCCACGGACGTTCAGGGCAACCACGCCCACAACATCTTCGTTGGTAACACCGGCTCTGGTGCGGCTATCGAGAACCGTCCTCCCTACTACGCCTTGGCGTTCATCATGAAGGTGTAAGCATGGGTATCGAATCCGCTTCGTATGTCAACCAGCTAGTCCCGTCCAATCCGCTGTCGACCGACTCCGTGTCTCAGGCCGATGACCATCTCCGGATCATCAAGACGGTCCTGAAGAACACCTTCCCGAACCTGGACTCCCCGGTCACCGCAACGCCCACCCAGATCAACAACCCGATTCCCTCGGGCGTGGTCCTCATGTGGTCTGGGCTGGTCGCAGGTATCCCCTCGGGCTATGCGCTCTGCGATGGGACCAATGGGACTCCTGACCTTCGCAACAAGTTCGTGGTCGGGGCAGGGGACCTGTATGACCCCAACTCCACGGGCGGCGATGTGGTCACCGGCTTCGGTGGATCGCACACGCACACGGCGAACACCGGCACTGCCAACCTCAGCGCTACGACCCTCGCAGTTGCTGCGGGCGTTGGTGAAACCGTGGTCTCCGCTGAGGTGGACACAGGGCACACCCACACGATCAATGAGGTAGGTGATCACACCCACCCGAGCCTCCCACCGTACATGGCTCTCTGCTACATCATGAAACTGTAAATGGCAAACCTCCCGCTCAGGCAACTCGGGGGCGCGGGGGTTATCACCGACGCCAGCCCGTACGATCTGCCGCCCAATGCTTACTCGGCGGCGAACAACGTGATCTTCTCGGAGAACCGGATTCAACGGGCTCCGGTCTTCAAGCAACTCTTCAACCCGATCCGCTCAACGCTCTCGTACGATGCGGCCACGGGCAGCTATGACGCTAATGCGAACCTCTATAACTCGGCTGAGGGCGGCAGTTCTAATGCTTCTCGCTTTGTTGGCTCGTACACCGACCCCTCTGCCGGGGAAACCGTGTTCGTGGCCGACAACGATGGAACGATCCGTGCCTACCCTGGCAATGTGATGACCTTCCAGACGCCCACCTCGGGCTCTGTGACCAACGACAACCCCTGGAGTCACGCGCAGGTAGCTGGACTGTCCTTCCTGGCCCGCAAGGGCATGCGTCCATACGCACGGAACATCAAGAACGACAGCGTCTACAGCCTCATGGGTGGCGATTGGGTTGCCACGGATTCCGCGAATGTCGTGCGGGGCTTCAAGGGCTTCTGCCTTTGCCTCGGGATGAACAAGAACGGTGTCGACTTCCCGACGATGGTCAAGTGGTCGAACCCGATCCAGTACTCGACGCCTGTCACTGGTCTCCAGTGGGACCCGGCGAACACGAACTTCGTGGCGGGTGAGAACGTCATCGGTGACATGAAGAACCCGATCCGCGATGGTCTGCCGCTCGGTGAGTCGTTCATCATCTACGCGCAGAACCAGTTGTGGCTCATGGAGTACACGGGCGATTCGAACGTCTTCAACTTCCGACGTCTGGGATTCGAAGGCGGCATCGTCAACACGAACTGTGTGGTCGAGGTCGAAGGCAAGCACTTCGTCTTCGGTGACAACGACATCTACGTCCACGATGGCATCAGTCGTCAGTCGGTCGCGGACGGTCGCGTGCGTCGCCGTATCTTCAACACCCTGGACCGCAACAAGCAGTCGTTCTGCTTCGTGGCCCACGACTCTGTGTCGAAGCTCCTGCACTTCTGCTATGCAACCCTGCAGGACGAGGCATCCTTCGCTGGTACGCAGTTCTGCAATCAGGCCGCGACGTACAACTACAAGAACGACACCTGGACCTTCATGGATCTCCCGAACATCGTCGGGGGAGCAGAGGCCAACGCGACGCTCGTCAAGGACATGTATCCGGATGTGCAGAACAGCTACTCGCTGTACAACACGTCCTACACCTCGTTCTCTGGTGGCGGCACGCCGAAGCTCTCCATCATGCTCGGCATCTTCGATCAGTCCAAGGGTCTCTCGGACTCCTGTGTGTACGCCATCGACCTCCCAACGGTCGGACTGGTGAACCTCCCGGCGAACACCGAGACCCTGAAGACCGCTTACGTTGAACGCGTCGGTATCTCCCTGGATACCCAAGGGCTCCCGCTGCGGTCCTACAAGACCGTGCAGAGCGCAGTCCCTGAGTCGTACTTCGATGACGTCACCGGCACCTTCACGTTTGAGTTCGGGTCCTCGGATCTCCCTGAGCAGACCCCGAACTACCGGTCCAAGCAAACCTTCAACCCTGCAACGGACTACAAGATCGACATGATGGTCTCGGGCCGCTACCTGGCCTACAAGATCAGCACGGATGCCATCTCCAACTTCCAGCTGTCCGGCATGGACTGCGAAGTGAAGTCCCTGTCCCGGAGGTAATCCATGGCGATCACGTTCACAAATCCCCTGCAGAACTACGTGCGCACCTCGCAACCCCCTCTCAAGGGCTCGGAAGTCCAGTGGCTTAACGAGGAGCTAAAGAAGCTCGAGCGGTCAATCGCAGCGATCAACGCGGCATTGAACCAACTGGCTGCGCACGTCACTTAAACCAGAGAGTGCATGAAAAACTTCCTCAAGATCGGGAGTGGCATTGACACGTCACCACTCCTGCTCCAACTGCACCACAACCCGCAACTGTGGGACGCCGAAAACGTCCGTAAGACGTTCATGGCCGAGTCCCCGCACCGGGAAGTGAGCGACATTCTCCTCCGTTTCTCTGACCCGCAAGCCGCAAACATTGGCGACGAACTGGTCTGTGAAGACACGCCCGCAATGAACGTGCTCTTCGAAGCTCGAAACCTTGTGTTCCCCCTCATGACCGCAGTACGCGGCGTGATGCTGGGGCGAGTGATGATCACCAAGCTTCCCCCGGGTGGTCGCATCTATCCCCATACGGACCTCAGGGGTCGCTACGCCAACACCTATCGCCGCTTCCATCTCCCGCTCCAGTCTGCCCCCGGCTGCATCTTCAGGGCTGACGACGAGGAGGTGTTCATGCGTCCCGGTGAGGCGTGGGACTTCAACGCCCATGCAGAACATGAGGTTGTGAACAACAGCCCCATTGACCGCATCCATCTCATCGTCGACATCCGCACATGATCACCTATCAGGTCGAGAGTTGGTTCGACGTGGTCGATGAAATGAAGCACCTGTGGCCCGCGCATTGGGCCGAGGTTGCCACGGACCACAACACCATCCTTCTCGCACCTGACTACGGACTGTACGAGTACTACCAGAAGTCTGGGGCACTCCACGTCGTGACGGTGCGCGAGAACGGCGCTGTCATCGGCTACCACATTTCCATCGTACGTCCCCATCTGCATTACGTGAACGACCTTCACGGTTTCACCGACGTCTATTACATCAGCCCTCCACAGAGAAAGGGCTGGGTGGGCGTAAAGATGTTCAGGTATGCCGAACGTACCCTGAAGTCTCGAGGTGTGAAGAAGATCATGACCGCGACGAAGCTGCACCTGGACATGGGCAAGATCTTCGAAAGGCTGGGTTACAGAGAGACCGAGAGACTTTATACCAAGGTACTATGATCAAGACCCTCCTCAACATGCTTTGCCCAGCCCTTGGCCTCAGTCGCTCGCACGTTGCGGCTGCTGGTGTCGCGGCTGCGGGTATCAGTGCGGCTGGCTCAATGTCGGCAGCGGATACCCAGGCCGACGCAACGAAGTCGGCAGCGGCAAACGCCAACAGCCCGTGGTCCCAGGCGCAGCCGTACATCTCGGGCGAATTCGGTCCCGCGCAGGACGCCCTCAACAAAGCCCTCTCCATGGGCACGTATAACGGCGAGCGTGTTGCCCCGCTGAATCCCTACCAGACCCAGGGTGCCAATGGTGCCGCCGGGTACGCCCAAGGCAACGGCGCAGCCACTGCCGACCAGTTCTTCAACACTGGATCGGGCATGGTGAACGCTGGCGCGGGCTACGGTAACAACGCGAACATGCTGCTCCAGCAAGCGCAGCAGGATCCGACGCAAGGCTTCATGAATTACGCCAACTCGTTCGCCAATAGCGACATCACGAATCAGATGATCGACGCGGCGAACCGCGATGCCTCGCGCAACCTGAACGAATCCCAGCTTCCTTCACTGGCCCTCACGGCTGCGGGCACCGGTAACACTGACTCGACGCGAACTGGCGTGACCCAAGCGATCCTCCAGCGCAATGCATCGGAGCAGATGGCTGACACGGCAGCGCGTATTCGCGGCCAGATGTTCAACACGGGATTGCAGACCGCGCAGTCGCAGTACAACAACAACGCAGACCGTGCCCTCGGCGCGAACCAACAGGTTGGCAATGCTTACCAGCTTGGCAGTCAGGGGCTTCTCAATGGCCAGCAAGCCAACGGGAACAACTTCGACCAGATGGAAGCGGCTGGCGGTGTCTTCCAGAACCAGCAGCAACAGCAGGATCAGGCAGCGCAGCAGCAGTTCAGTGAGCAGCAGCAGAACCCCATGAACCTGATCGGTCAGTACATGAACGTGATCAACGGCAAGTGGGGAGGTCCTGCGGTTAGCTCCGTGGGTCCCTCGGTGGGCGCTGCGGGTGTCCAAGGTGCCCTCGGTGGCGCAGCGGTCGGTGCTGGTATCTACCAGAAGCTCGGTGGCTACCAGAATGGCAACCCGTATCAGTCGGGTGGCTACAACCCCGCGACGGACGCTGGCTATTACTCGGGTTTCGATAATCCGGACAACTACGGTTAAGGAGACCCCATGGCATTCGATCCCACGTTCACGTATGACAACACGGATGACGGCTCGCGCAGCCTCCCGGCGTATCTCGGGCAAGCGCTGCAGTACTACGCAACGAAGAACTCGAGCCCGCTGCCGAGCTATCTCAGCTACCCGCTGAACAACCAGCCGGGACAGTCGATGTTCGGTGGTGGTGCTCAGTTCAATGTGCCCGACGGTGCGTTGAGTCAAGCACAGGACCCCAACGCCCAGCAGCCCGACACCAGCACTCCCGTGGCTCAGGCCATGGCTCCGCAGCAACCCGACAGTGCCCCGATGTCTCAGGCAATGTCCCCGATCCAGCAGATGTTCCAGCAACAGGCGACCAACCCAGACCTCTCGATGTCCAACGGTTTGATCGCTGGTGGCTCCGCGCTTCTCGGCGGAAAGAATCTGCAGGAAGGTCTGGCTGCTGCTGGTCCCGCATTCAGCGACACCTTCGACAAGACGCTCAACCAGCAGCGTGAACTGAACACTCCCAAGGTGATCCCTGTGGCCGATGGTTCGTTCTCGATGGTCCAGCTTCCTGGTCAACAACCTCAGGTGATGCCCAACAGTCAGGTGCAAGACTTCCTGCTGAAGAGGACGCAGCTTGCAAGTAATGCTGGCCTGTGGAAGACCATCCTGAGCGGTCAGATGCGAGGCCAGAACCAGGAGAACCAGCAGACCCGCGCTGCGGCTCTCGCTGCGGCCCCCAAGGTCACGCAGTTGGATCAGGCCATCGCAACGATGGACCAGGCTCTCGACGTGGTCAACAAGGGTCGTTCAGCTGGAGAGCGTGCTGCTGCATATGCCCCGGGTATCGGTGGCGCTGCGGGCTATGGCGCTCAGAACCAGATCCTCGCGCGTGTCGGAGTCGACTCTCAGTTGGCGCAGGGTGCAGTCAAAGCCGGTGTGGTCACGCAAGGTCAGTTCGAGAAGTTCGAAACGGACATCCCCAAGCTCACCGACAGCGATGACGTCTGGAAGTCCTTCATCTCGCGTAACCGTCCGTTCCTTCAGTCCATCCGTGACTTCTACCAGACCCAAGTCGATGCCGGTGCAAAGGCTGGATCTGGCGCTACCGCTCCCTCCGCTACTGGTGGTGTGCTCGGTAGGACTTCGACCGCTGGCGCGGCGGGCCCTGTGAAGGGTAACGCCATGTCCTATATCCAATAAGGAAACACCTTGAGCGATCTCGCAGCATCTCTCCAAGGGGCCCTCGGGAACCCGAATGTGCAGAATTACTTGCACATGATCTCCTCGGCAGAAGGGACCGCTCAATCGGACAATCCGTATGCGGTCGCATTCGGCGGCTCAACTATCGATGACCTGAGTGCCCACCCGGGCACCGAGCACGACTTCACGCAGACCGACGGTACGCCTAACAAGACCTCGGCTGCTGGTGCATACCAGTTCATCAAGCCGACCTGGGATGACGCCCAGAAGACTCTCAACCTTCCCGACTTCAGTCCTCAGTCCCAGGACCTCGCAGCGGTTCTTCAACTGCATCGCAGCGGTTCCCTGCAGGACGTCCTCAACGGGGACTTCAAGTCGGCCATTCAGAAAGACGGAAAGGTCTGGGCATCGCTGCCTACCTCGCCGTACGCACAGAATCACCGGTCCCAGCAGTTCGTCGACCAGGCGCTGCAGCAGGGCTCCGGTGGTCCCATCTCGTCCGCTGAAGCCGCACCCTCGGGTTCCTCAGGGGACCTGAGCACTGTCGCAGCACCCAAGCTGATGGACGCCTTCGAGCGTGCCACGGCAGCGAACGACACGGACGCAGCAACGCAGATCTCCGGTTCACTCCTGCCTCGACTGCAGCAAGGCCTTCAGGCCGCGCAAGCCAACAACGATGACGCGGCGGTTAGCCAGATCCAGGGCATGCTCGACAAGCTGCAGCCTCCCGCTGAAAAGCCTGGGCTCATGTCCCGCATCGGGCAGGGCATCAAGGACCTCGGTACGGACCTCGTAACCAGTCCGCTGTCGACTATGCTCGACGCCTCGCATGGCGCTGTTGATGCACTCTCGTTCGGTCTCGCCGACAAGGCCCTCGCGGCCAAGGCGTCTCTCGAGGACGGTGCGCAGCCGTACAACAACCAATTGGCAGCACTGCATCAGCAGGAAGAGGGCAACCCGGCCTTCATCGCTGGTCAGCTTGGTTCGGCATTCATTCCCGGTGCCGGTGAACTCTCGCTCGTCAACAGGGCAGTCAAGGCAGTCCCGTACGCCGGTCGTATTGGCCGTGCTGTAGCTGGCGGTGCCGCTGGTGCTACCGAAGGCCTCGCACAGGTCGCAGGACACGCAGACTCGCTCGACGACATCACCCCGACTCAGGCCGCTCTCGGTCTGGGCCTAGGTGCCGTTGGGGGCAGCGTTGCCGGTGCCATCACGCCCGCGACGGAAGACCAACTCATCAACTCCTTCGTGAAGAAGGCGGGGAGTGTAGAGGACGCCCAGCGTGATGCTGAAGTGGTCAGTGGTCTCGGCAAGCTCGACGACCGCGCGACCCAAGGTGCAGCGAAGCTCGGCGCTCGCGATGCTAATGCACTCGCCAACAAGCCGGTACAAGAAGCAGCAGACGCGCTGCGGCAGTTGGACAAGACCCCGGAGCGCCAGCAGTTGCTAAATGCGCTCGACCGCTCGGGAGGTCTGAACGACGCCGACCTCGCAGCGATTCGCCAGCTTCCCAATGGGGACGCGGTGGCGGATGCAATCCAGATGAAGCAACGCGTTCAGGCCATGACCGCGCCGACCCCGGCGAACCATGGAGTGATCGCAACGGGTCTCCGCATGGCGGCAGACAACCTGATCCCCATCGCCCCTGTGCGGCACTTCGTGCTCAACGCGCTCGGTGGCCGTGAGAACCGTACCGCGAACATCGCAGCGGCTCTAAAGCAACGCGCGGCGGCAGAGGCCGTACTGAACCGCTTTGGTCCGTCCCAGGCTACCACAAGTGCCCAAGGGTTGGCTCAGGCAGGGCAGAGTGCCATCGCGCAACGCGCTGCAGCGGCTCAGGCTGCTCAGGTCGCCAAGCAAGCGGCTCAGGCTCAGACTGCTGCCACGGCTGCTCAACAGGCCGCGCAGAAGGTCAATCAGGCTCGCCAGCAAGCGTCGGCAGCAAACCTCGCCAACTCGCTCAAGGTGCGTCAGCAACAGATGGCCCAGCGTCAGGCAGCGACCGTGACGGCGCAACAGCAAGCGCAAGCTCAGGCCACACAGGCCGCGCAAGCTCAGGCCGCACGTCAGGCTGTTTCGCAGTCCAATCTCGCGAACTCCGTAGGTGTGCGTCAAGGCATCGTCGCCCAGCAGCAAGCAACCAGGCAAGCAACCCAGCAGCAAGCAGAGGCGGAAGCACTCGCTCGCGCCGCGCAAACCCGCCAGAACGTCGCCAACTCGGTTGCCGTCAGGCAGGATCAAGCAGCCGCTCGTCAGACCGAAGCAGCACAGTCGCAGGAAGCAGCACAGCAGGACGTAGCACAGCGTGCCGCAGATGCCAAACAGCGTCTCGAGGCCCGCGTTGCCGCGCGTCAGGCGGCGCAAGCTCAAGGTCGTCAGGCCAGCGAGCAAGCCCAGGCTGCAGCAGATCGTGAAGCCGCCAAGACCGAGTCACTCACCCGGTTGCAGGAAGGTAACTTCGAGAACTTCGACCTGAGTCTCCCGCGCGTCCAGCACATGCTGGCGTACGTGGATCACCCGGGCGGGGAGCAACTACAGTCCGCACTCCAGCAGATTGCCCGCGACAACCCCGACCTCGGGGCCCAGGCGGCGCAGTTGATGACCCCGGGTGCGAAGAAGGTCAACTACTACCCGTTGCAGTCGAAGCTCCAGAAGGTCTTCGCAGCCCGCCAGCCTACCGCAGAGGAAATCTCGCGTATCCCCGGTGCCCCTCAGGCCCCCGAAGCAGCCCCCGTGGCGACTTCTCCGGCCCTCTCAGAGGCCACAGGGAACGTCCAGAACCCGCTGGCGTACAAGGCAGGTATCGCGAACCGCCAACGAGTGCAGAAAGCCGCTGTAGAGGCTGCTCAGGACCCCGACGTGAAGAAGCTGATCACGAAGATGTCCACCGAGAAGAGCCAGGAGAGCCGCGCTGCCCTGTTCAACGACTTCATGAAGGGCCAACCAGCCGAGAAACAGGTCGAAGCGAAGCGTCTAGCCGAGCCGCTGATCTCCTACGGCAAGTAACCGATGAAAACTATCGACATCCTGAACTTGTGGAGTTCCTACAACCGTGTGTTTGAGGACTCCAGACTAACCCTTGAGGAAAAGGCTGCGATTGGGGAGGAGGTTTTGATGCAACTCCCTTATTCGCACCTTGTTCCCTCGGTCGAAGCATCCCTGAAAGCCGTTACTCGGTCCATCAGGTCCTGCATCGACGAACTGGAGCATCAGAGTGCCAAGCAGGAACCCGAACCCGAAAGCCCAGACGCACAACCGTCGCGAGCAGAACGAAACGACGGGTCGCAAAAACGTAAAGGGACCGGCAGGGTCACCAAATAGCCTCTTCTCGCGTCTTGCGCAGACCCCCGAAGGTCGAGCCCAGCTAGCCGCGTGGCGAGCTTTGGCGAAGAACACAGGCCGTCCCCCAGGGGCACGCGATGGAACAACCAAACGCGTGCGTGAGAAAGATGCCGCCAAGGCGAAAGCCGAGGCACAGAGACTAGTGAAGCTTATGGAAGAGAAATTCGACATTCCTAAGGAAGGTTTCGCGCGTGAAGCACTGGAAACCGCAGTGACCGAGATGCGCAAGAAGGAGTTGGCCTCGAAGGACCGATTGGCTGCTGCCCGTCTCGTCCTCGAGTGGACCAAGGCGAAACCCGCTGCGGAATCCAATGTGACCATCAAGAAGGCCGAGGATTTCCTCGCCGATCTGGCAAAGGACGCTGAGAACGAATGAGTATTGACGCCGTGCGAAAGCGGCTATTCGAGGACTTCGAGTATTACGCCAAGCACGCGCTCAAGATTCGAACGAAGGAGGGGACAGTCGTTCCCCTTGTCCTCAACGACGCCCAGAAGATTTTCATCAAGGTTGTCATCAGGCAACTCACGACAACCGGCAAGGTTCGCGTGGTGGTCCTCAAGGGACGCCAGCAGGGCCTGTCTACCATCATCGAAGGGATCATCTACTGGTGGACCTCGCAGCACAGCGCTGTGAAGGCCATCGTTATGACCCACTTGGGGGAGTCTACCAAAGCACTGTTCGACATGTGCAAGCGGTACCACGAGAACTGCCCCGAGATCCTTCGCCCCCACACGAAGTACTCCTCGCGCAAAGAACTCGCGTTCGACATCCTCGATAGCTCCTACATGGTTGCTACCGCTGGTGGTGAAGG